TGAAAGAGAAAAAGATTTTATACCCGCTTTTAAATGCTTAGAAAGCAAATGACAAATTAAATCTTACAAGCATGTTATTAGAAAAGAAGATATAATGGATTGGTACGAAAAGGTAAAATAATATGTATAAATGTGAAAAACACGGTAAATTAGATAATCATTGGTGCGAAGAGTGTCAATATATATATCGTTGCGATTGTTCTGAGGTAACAGAAACAATGTTTAAAGATTTGATTATAGATTGTGAAGATGGTGAAAGAACTAAAACAATTTATATTGAACATTGTGTTACTTGCGGCAACTCTTTCGGGGTTCGCTTAAGACAGTATATAACTACACAATTTTCCAATTAAAAAAAATAAATGAAAAAAACAATTACACTAGGATTAGTTATTTTAGGATTAAAATTAAACAGTCAAATTACAGGCTCATTAGGAGCGAGAATAGAAAAGGAAGGCTACAGAACTACAGCAACACTAGGTTATAATTTCAAAAATGCAAGTACAAAAATCTTTTACAACACGAATAAGTTTTACGGTATTGAAGGTGCTTATACTCCCACTGGTTATGATTTTCCTATTGGCGTTGCTCTTGGGGTACAGTGTGGTGTTTATGATGGTCGGTTTGGCATCGGTTATCCATACTTGGAGCAAATCTTTAAGATCAAAAAAATAAGCCCCAGTTTGCTTTTGTCACCAAAGTTTGCTGAGGTAAGAATAAATATAAGTCTATAATGTAATAAATAAAGCAAAAAATGTTGTGGTTTCTGAAAGTGTATTTATATTTGTATTAATAAATACATATTAAAAATGAAAACAGAAGTTTATTTAGAAAGACAATTATTAAATGGCAACATTAGGCAGTCAAGTAAAAATGGTTTTTTTAGCGTTAAAGACTTATTGATTGTTGGAAATAAGTATAGAGTATTAAAGGACATGAAATTTTTTAATTATGATTCATGGTATAATTCTACAGCAACTCAAGAATTTATTTTAGAACTAAAAAAGCAGTTTGGGGAGGTAATTATATCAAAGAAGGGCAAAACAGGGGAAAGATGGGTTCATCCGTTTGTTTTTATTGATTTAGCTTTGGCTATTGATCCAACTTTAAAGGTTGAGGTTTATAAATGGATTATTGATGAATTAATAAAGTATAGAAACAATTCAGGGGATTCTTATAAAAAAATGTGTGGATCTTTGTATCAAAACTGTAGTAATAAGTCTAATTTTCATAGGGGTATAAGTAAAACGGCCTTAATGATTCAGAACGCGTGCGGGGTTAAGGATTGGCAAACAGCAACAGAACGACAATTGAAAACAAGGGATAAAATACATGAAAACATTTCTTTATTATGTGATGTACTTAGAGACAATAACCAAGCAATAAGAATTGGAATTAATAAAACAATTGATCCCAATACTTTATTAGTTTAAATTAATAGATAAAATTAAATAATTGTATATTTGTGTATGTTTAAATTCATCCCATTACTTCTATTACTCGCCTGCAATAAGGCTGTTTTAGAGAAGACTTTACCAGACCCAGCGGATTATAAAAAGTTCTCAATACAACAAGGCGATCATAATTCTACGCCTTTACTAATGAAGATGTTTTACCAGAATTGCTACATCAATGGTAAATTCTACTTTACGGAAGCCTCTAAGTATAACCTAGGCGACGAAGATCAATATGATTTTAACAAATTAGTCGGCTTTAAGCTAGATTACAACCCAGTGCCTAATCACTCGGCTTTAATTGGCTGGAGGTATGACACTTTAATGGACTGTTTTCAGGTAGCCCCCTACTTTAATAAGAACGGTTTAGTTCTCCCTTTAAGCTCTGAAATAGTAGACATTGAACCTTATGAAGTGGTAAACTACCAAATAAAACTCCAAGGTAAACTAGCAACTATAAGACTATACAACGAATACTTTGATATAGAAAAAGAATTAGAACTAAAGAAAGCAGGATTATTCACAAGGGTTCATCCGTGGTTCGGCGGAAATGAATTTGCTCCAAATGATATTGAACTATATTTGCGAATAGAATAATTTATTATATTTACAAAATGAAAACAATCACAAAAAACATTTTAATAGGATCTACAGTAGTAGCTATAATAGTAATTGGATCGCTTCTTTACATAAAGAGTACAACTCCTAAGGTAGAAGATAAAACAGATTCAACCATTATACAATTACCAGACACTATTAAAGAATTAGTAATTGATTCAGTTGTTAAAGACAGTGTAATAAATAAATAATTTGCAGTTTCAAAAAGGAAATAGCTTTTGGAAAGAAAGACTAAAAGACGGTAGGTACTTTAAGATTAAAACTAAAGAAAAACTACTAGACTTAGTAACGGGTTATTTTGAATACTGTGAGCAAAACCCTATGCCTTTTGATAGTTATTACACTAGCAAGGGGGAGTTAAGAGTTAATTACAAACCTAGACCTTTTACTAAAGGAGGGTTAGCGCTTTATTGCGGTTACGCTGGATGGGATAAGTTTTGTAACCTGAAAAAAGAACCCGATTATGCGGAAATCATTACATATGCGGAGGAATTGATCTTCGAACAAAAGTACACCAACGCTGCAATTGGAGTGTTTAAAGAGAACCTAATAGCTCGAGATTTAGGCATTGCAGACAAACAAGTAAACGACGGTGAAATAACCGTTAACATAAATAGAAAAATAATTGATTGAATCTAGATATCAATTACAGTAGAATACAATCTGAAATCTTCTTTAATTCCAAAGAAAAGTATGTAATAGTAACTAAAGGCCGAAGAGCTGGTATAACAAGGGGTGCGGCTCAGGCTTTTATTGAGTATTCTATAGAAGGTATAAGCCCTTTACTATGGGTGGATACAATAAACGGAAACATAGACAGGTACTTTGATAGGTATTTTTATCCTGTATTAAAAAACGTTCCTCATTCTTGGAATCGACAAAAAAGGGAGTTAAAGATATTTAATTCAGTAATAGACTTTAGAAGCGCAGATAGGCCAGAATCATTAGAGGGCTTTGGATACAAGAAGATATTTTTAAATGAAGCTGGTATAATACTTAAGAATAAGTATTTATACACAAATGCTATAATGCCAATGCTTACAGACTTTGAAGATAGCCAGCTTATAGCTGCTGGAGTTCCTAAAGGTAAGCATCTTAAAACTGGAAGTGAGCATACGTTTTACACTTTGTTTAAAAAGAAAGAAAAAAACTTTAAACACATTCATTGCACCGCAAAGGATAACCCTTTTCTAAATCAAGAAGATGTTTTAGAGATGGAAAAAGAAATAGCCTCTATGTCACCTTTTGATAAGCTACAGGAAATGGACGGCCAATTCATTGAAAAGGTAGGCTCAAACCCTTACTTTCATTGCTTTACAGATAAACACAAAGGGAAGGCGATTTACAACAAAGACCTTCCTATCATAATAATAATAGATTTTAACCTGAACCCTTTTGCGGTTAACTTCGCTCAGATATGGAGGGATTCAAAAGGAGAACATTGCCATGTGTTTGATGAGGCTAGTATCGAGAACGGCTCCATACCAGACATGATAGACTTAATTAAACTAAGGTATAAGGATAAGCTACTTTCCTGTAAGATTACGGGGGACGCACAAGGAAGGAAAAGAGATATAAGCCAAAGGGACAATTCAAGCCATTATAAACAATTATTAAAGGGATTAAACCTTAGAAGTGACCAACTGGTAACGCCTAGATCAAATCCTACCCATGAAAACAGTAGGTCGGATACTAACTATTTTTTGTACCATTTTAACGACTTTATAGTAGATAAAGAAAAATGCCAAAACACTATTTTAGAGCTTGAAACAACACAATGTGATGCTTTTGGATCGTTAATTAAAAAGGATAGGTTAAATTTAAGCCAAAGAGCAGATCATGCGGATAACATAAGATACTTAGTAAACACGTTTTTTTTGAAGTTTTTAAGGAAATAACAAAATAAAATGATACACCACTCAGCGAGTGGATAAAATATAATTCTGAAATGAGATTAAATAAAGGAATGAAGTTCGCGACCAAATCCGATGAGTACATAATAACATATTGCGTTAATGGTAAAGTAGACTTTAAAGGGGTAATGAATAAGAAACAATTCAGTCTCCCAGAAAGTGAGCTAATACAGTTAATTGAGTTAGGGAGAATTATTTTGCTATAAATTATTATCTTTGGGTATGTTTTGTTCAGACTGCGAAATAGCTTATAATGGATTTGATTGCACGTCCATTATTCAAATAGGAGAAACCAATTTAGCCATTGGAACAACTGTTTTTGTTTACATTAAAAACAAAACTACAGATTCAATTTACAGATTCACAACCTCTGTTAATAGCGATAATTTAATAGTAATATTCCCAGAAACTACATTTATGGGGGATCATTCATACGAAGTTTGGGCAACGGTTGTTAACAGTAATCTTAGGCTTACATTAACCGATGAGCAAGGGACTGAGTTTACCTGTGCTTCTTTTAAAATTAATCCTATTTACAACGATGATGTTGTGACTTCTTATTTAACCAACTTTAAAATTCAGATAATATGATTCTTTCAATGCTTATTGTTTCTTTGTTTGTTTTAGGAGCTCATTATCTTTTAAACAGCCTAGCAGATTCTTTTAATGTTTACATTCCAGAAAAACACATATATTTCCCATTAATTTTGTGCCACAAGTGCATGACTTCAATATGGGGGACATTAGGATATATTTTAATAAGTGATTTTCAATGGAAAGAATACGTAATAGTTTTGTTTGGAAGTAGTGTTTTTAACATACTAATTTATAACCTTATTGATTTAATAGGGAAATATAAACCTATAAGTATATTGCCAGCAAGCGAATTAATCAAAGAGGTAAATGGAAATTAATCACATAAACATTAAAAAAGGCACTGTTACCATTACTTACAAGGGAAAAGTAAAGGAAATAGAAATGCCTTTTATTTTAAGTAAATACGACCTTAAAGAGCTTTCTCAATTAGATTTATTAGTTAAAGAAATACAAGACTATGTACAAATACATTTGGAAGCTATTTAACAAAGGGCTTATAAAATATTACATTAGCAGTCAAAACAATCCATTAAACTTTAATGAATTAGAATATCGGTTCACGGATTCTAACGGAAAGAAGTATTACGGTTTCTCAGATAAAATCTCTATGTCCAATGATAGAGGCCAAATGCTAGATACTTACATAACATGGTTAGCAAATGGACTTACTCCTGAATCTCTAAACAACCTAATAGACAAAGCAGAAAAAGCCTTAGAGGATGGAATAGTAAAAATGCACAACAATCAAAGGCCGAACGCGATAAAAATAGGAGCTATTTTGCATGAGATTAAAACAAGGCAAGATATGATAAAGCCTATTGAATTGATTTATAATATATTAGCAGTTCAATTAGTAAGAGAAGATGAAGACCCTATGTTATTCTCAAACAAGATTCAACTGGAAAAAGTAGAACAATTCACCTTAGAGGAAAAAAACAACAACAATTTTTTTTTGCGCCTAAAGGAGTTAAGGATGCTTTGGAGTTTTCAAAGAATGTCCGAAACCGAATACAGTCAATACTTAACACAGCAAATGGAGACATACCAAAAACTAAAAGAGAAGTTAGCTTATTTGTAAAGGATAGTATAAAAGAAGATCGAAAAGCAAAGGATAAGTTTTTCATGACATTAGCAGGGGGGAATATAAGAGAATATAACGAATTAAGAAAAGCTAGTATTAGGGATTTTTTATTAAAACTTGAAAACTTTGTAAATGGATCAGGTAGTAGTTCAGTTCAAGGCGGAGATAGACAAACTATTGGCCGACCTAAAGAAAGTAAAGGCCGAGGTAGGAGGGCTAAATAAGGAGGTAAAGTCTATTGACAAAGCCACCTTTACTAATGCAACTGGTAATGTAGGAAAATTAAATACTTCATTAGCAGGGTTAAAATCTACAGCATTATCCGTTGGCGCACCTTTAGCAGCTGCATTTGCAATACAACAAGTAGTTCAACAAGCAATAGTAAAAGTAAACCAATTCGAGGAGGCATTAGATCAACTTTCCTCCTTAACTGGGTTAAGTCAAGTTAGTGAGGATTTCAATATATTAAAACAAGGCGCGATTGATTTAGGAAGGGAGGGGTCAAAGGGAGCTACTGAGATTATAAACGCGTTTAAGTTCATAGGTTCTGCTAGACCAGACTTACTTGCTAACGCGGAAGCCTTAAAGAGAGTAACAGAAAACGCAATTACATTAAGTGAAGCTGGTACAATTCCATTAGAGGAGTCTGCAATAGCCTTAACAAGCTCGATGAATCAGTTTAATTTAACTGCAGAAGATACTGAAAAGATTATAAACACTTTAGCAAGTGGATCTCAATTGGGAGCGGCTGGTATTGGTGAATTAGCTCAAACTATTGATAAATCAGGTACAGCGGCAGCAGCGAATAATGTTTCATTTGAACAATTAGTTGGCTTAACAGAAACATTAGCAGATAAGAACATTAAAGGAGCGGAAGCAGGTACCCAATTAAGGAATGTTATATTAAAACTAGCCTCCGATGGAAAAGGGTTTGTCGATGGACAATTTAACATTAACGCAGCATTAGAGCAAACAAGGGCTGAATTGCTTGCTATTGAAGATCCTGCTAAAAGACAATTAGAGTTAACAAAAAGATTTGGCCTAGAAAGCGCAACGGCTGGTCAAATATTGATTAGTAATATTGATACAATAAAAAGATACACCGACGGAGTAACAGGAACAAATACAGCATTTGAGCAAGCAGCTATTAACGTAGATAACGTAAACGGATCAGTAGAAAGACTACAAGCGACTTGGGAAAGCTTTATTCAAACATTAGGAGGCTCAGGGGATGGGGCTTTTGGTCAGGTTATTCAGTTTATTATTGAAATCCTAAACGCTACCATTCAGGATGCTATTGATTACGTTAATTTACTTGGAAGTTCTTTTGGTAAGATAAAAGACGCACTTTCACCCATAATTGCTGAATTAAGTAAGTTACTAGAATCTTTGGGATTGGTAAATGATGCTTCATTAAGTCAAAAAGAAGCGGCGGACGCATTAACTCAGTCTTTTTTAGTTATAAGCAAAATAATAGAAAGTTTTACGGGTGTTTTAGTTTTCTTAATTGATATCGCGGCTGGTATAGTTAATGAGTTCAAAGAAATCGGTAACGAATTAGTAGGTGTTAAGGATGCGTTTCAAGGATTAATTGATTTGATTAAAACAGGATTAGAGCCTGTAATTAAGTTGTTTGATAATCTTAAAGAAAGGTTTTCAGAGTTGAACGTAAATATAGATGCAAGTACTATTTTATTTGCAGCGTTTGGCCAAGCAGTTAATATAATTGAATTTGCTTTAAAAGGTGTTTCATTAGCAATAGAAACATTTACTAGATTCTTAGAACTAATTTCAGGGGTTGCAAAAAAGGCGTATGATAATCTAAGCCTTACAAAAGAAGCTATAATATTAATTGGAGATACAGCTAAAGCCGCCCTAAGTCCTGTGATTGGATTAGGTAGCGCAATAGCTTCGTTATTTTCAGAGGAAGAAAAATTAACCTCAGCAAAGGCTGGAAAGAATGATAATCTAAGGAAAGAAAACGAGTTAATAGAAGAAAACACAAAGAAAACTAATGAAAATAAAGATGCTATAACTAATTCATTAGGTGCTTACGATTCTTTAACTAAAAAGGTTTCCGATTTAAATAAACAATTACTAGATCAGGCAGTAATAGGCGATATTAATACAGATACTTTAAAGAAATACGAAGCCTCATTAAACGAACTTAACAAGGCTAATGAAGAATTTGCATTTGCATTAGAATCAATCACAGAGCCTAAAAGACTAGAAAGATTACCAATAGCAATTGAGGAAACTGGTCAATTAGTTTTGGAACTAAACGAAGGCTTTGAAACCGTTTCCAGTGAAGGCGCAAAGTCTTTTCTAGATAAAGTAAATGAAATAAACGACTTTATAAATAGTCAATTGGTTCAAGGCATGATAAATGCCGCGAGTAGTATTTATTCAAGCATTCAGCAAATACAAGCAAACAACACTGAAACTCAGTTAAGGAACTTAGAAAGCATAAACCAAAGGGAATTAGAGGTATTACAAAATAGATTCGATCAGGGTTTAATTAACGAACGCCAATATGGAGAGCAAAAACTAAAAATCGAGCAAGAAATACAAGGCAAAAGGAATAAACTGCTATTAAAACAAGCTCAAAGGGAAAAAGACTTGGCTTATACGCAAGCGATAATAAACGGAGCTGCTGCGGTTGTTAATTCATTTAAAATAGATCCGACTGGGATACTTGCTATCGCTACAGGATTAGCAGTAGGATTCGAGGTTGCAGCTATTAAAAATACTCCTTTACCTCAATTCGCTAAGGGAACAAAAGACGCTCCAGGGGGTATGGCTGTTGTTGGTGAAAGAGGACGTGAAACAATGTTTGTTCCTCAAGGCTCTAAAATAATTCCAAACAATCCTACTATTAAATACAACAAAGAACTGGACGCAATGGTAGACGGTACTTTTGATGCCTATATTTATAAAAACTGGGTGTTACCTCAAATTTCACAAGTATTAGAGAATAACAAGAAATCAAAACAGAAAGACTTTGCAGAATCTTTTGCTAATAATTTGAGTGTAAAAGCAAGTCTAAATGAAACTAATTTATTAAATTCAGAAAAAGAAACACGTAAAATATTAACAGGTATTTACAATAAACTAGGAAGCAACTCAATAAATCCACGTAATGTTTAAAATGTTCTTAAACGATATAGAGTTAACAGAGCACCCCGAGGGATGGGAGGATCTGTCGACTACAATAAAGTTTGATAAAGAACTGAATACATTAGCCACTAACTATAATAGTGAGCTAACCTTTTACGGTCAAGGATATGAGATCTTAAACAACATAAGAATAAGTGAAGGGTATTGCACATTGGTTCCATTTAAAGTATTTAAGGATAGTATAAACGGTTATTATAACATAATAGATTCATACCTTTTTCTTTCAGATACAACCTGGAGCCCTTGTTTAGCTAAAATTTCAGTGTTCCCTACAGATAAAGACATTAGCGCTTTTATTAAGAATAATAAAGACATTAGAATAAACATAAGCTCTAATAATACTAAAAATAGCACAGTAACAACTCCTATAACCACTACTTTACCAACTGAAATATTTCTTACACTAACAACTTATCCAGACCCTTTAAGCGCTGGAACAAATCACACAATAGTAGCGTATGATTTCCATGATATAATGGATTTTATTGTGGCTTTTATTTCAGATAATGAGATAGCCTTTTATTCGGAGTGGTACACTAATTTGCCTTCCAATGAAAAAATAGCAGTTACAAGTGGGTCTAAGATACTTAATGAACCCGCAGGAAATGAACCTGTAATTTCCTTTTTTGAGGTATATGATACAATGCGAAAATGCTTTAATCTAGTAATGTACTTTGACAAAGACTCATTAGGGAACAAAAGACTAAGAATAGAACAAAGAAGTAAGATAGAAAACAGTGCTCCTGTTGCTAGTGTAGAATGCAGGAACGATTTAACAATTAAAATAGACACTGAAAGACTATATTCCAAAATAATCGTAGGTAATAAAGAATCTAGTAAAACTTCAGGAGAGGCGGGAAGGTTTTCTTTAGTTAACTTTTTGAATTTTAGGAAAGAAGAATATCATATTCAGGGCAAGTGTAACGGGTCGGGTGTTTTGGATCTTACCACTACTATGATTACAGATCATAATTTAATATGGGAGGCTTTACAATCAAACGAAGATGAATACATTGATAGTAATTTTCTTTTAAACTACAATGGAACCCAAATAGTAGTTACAGATCCATTTAGTACGGGAACTAATTACGCTATTAATGAGATATTTACTAACATGAAAACCCTTAGTAGGTATCAATTTCATGGTGACTTTGCGTATTTCTTTGGCGACGGCAACGACCAAGCACAAGCAATTGGAACTAATGTAATATTCCAAGATAATTCAGGTAATGCTACTAGTTGGAATTTAATCCCCTTACAATTCCAAGATGACCACACTACAGGATATGACCCTAACAATAATTACGGCAACGGAACAATTCAGGGATTGGATGTTTCGCAGGCTAATTCAAGATACACCGCACCTAGTGATGGAATCTATACGTTAAGTTGGAATATTAATTACAGAATAACAAGGGGTTCTAGTGTTTTAGACGGGGGGTTTGTTAGTTGGGATTCAAATACAGGTGTAGAAATCACTCAGTCTAATGCTATTTATGGAGGACAATTCATTGTTTCATTTGTTAAGTATTCATCTGCAGGAACTGAACTAGATAGATACTCTAAAACATTTGATTACATACAATTATACTTGCCTGTTTTAAATTTTTACGATACAGTTAATTATGTATTCCCTAATAGTGGTTCACCAATAAATAGAGGTCCGATAACAAGGTACACGATACCCCCTGTTTATGAAACTGGTAACAGTGATACTATATCTTTAAACTTACTAGCAGGAGAATACATCCAGATCGAGCATGAATACGACCAGTACGAAACACCATTTACAGATCCAGCACCCCCAGAAACATTAACAGAAATAATTTCAAGAAGTTTTACTGTAGATTCTGTTTTTGATACAGGCGGACATTTCCCGTCAAATTCAGGTGGTAATTATAATTTAAGCTTACTAAACTTTGAATACTTCCTAAATGAAGAACAAATAAAAGAAATATTAAATAATAAATTAGGGTCTATTGATTTGATTAATAACTGTTTAACTGAGAATCTATCAGGGTACATAAATAACATTGTCATTAATCATTCAAACAATAGTTGTATTTTTGAATTAAGGAGTAAAACTAACATTCAATGAGCCTAGTAGTTATACCAAACCAGCCAATTTCTTTTACTTTGACTGATACTACTAGTTGCGGATGTCCTGTTTATCCTCACAGAATACCTATATCACAAACCGATACAACGCAATTCCAAGTAAAGATAGACTCTTGTGATTATGAAGAAACCTTAGTTGACGGGGGCTTGTTTTCGGATGTAGCAGATTCTGCTTTTTGGACAATCAATAATGGTATAGCTAATTTTAATCCTTTGGGAGCTAATTTAGTTTCATTGTATCAGGATAATCCATTGGATACGGTGTTAAGTATGAGTCAGACTAGTGTTTTTACAGTAAATGAGTTCTATAAGATAACGCTTAAAGCAACTTATGCAAACACTAACTTCTCAAATACCACGGGTGAACTTTTGATTAGTGGAATAGGATCTAACATACCTTTTGTCTTAGAAAACACTTACCCAACGGGTTTAAATCCTGCTTATACAGATATTGAAATATTTGGTTTCGCTACTCAAACAAGTTTGGAGATAAGTTCTAATGATGGAAGTATAGGGGATGGATTTGTAATTTCTGAAGTAGTAGTTAAGAGGGTTTCTTTAAATTATGAAGTAGGTATTTGTGAAGATGACAATACTATCATAGACACTACAGATTTAGGAACTGAAATAACTCCAACGGCTTTGTCTGGGGATAATTTTGTGCTAAACGGAAATTACTTAACCTTTACAATTAACTGGGCGGAATATGGCTTAAATGAAGGGTGTTATAAAATATGTGTTTTTGATCCATGCATAAGTAACGGAGGTCATAACGGATTAATTAATCCTGAATTTGAATATGAAGGTTTTGGCTGGTCTTTGTCTGATCAGTTAAGTGATGGGTTTCAAACTTATTTTGAGCCTAATTTACTTCATTTAAGCCAAGGTACTTTAAACGGTTATGAGGTAGTTACAAGTGTAGTTACTTTATTACCTAATGTAGACTACACCGTTACTTATACTATTTCAGATGCTAATAATTATGGGGGTTTAAGCATTTTGCTTACGCCAAACGCTTTAATATTCAACCCAACGGCTGGTACTTATTCCTTTAATTACAACGTTGATGAATATAGCTCCATAAGTTTTAGTTTTGGTTTCTTAGGAACCCCCTCGAGCGATCCTTATGTGGAATTTACAGGAATAAACGTCGAATTAGTTGATCCAAACGACGCGGTTGCAGATTACTATTCTAATCTATTTTACTTAGGCTCTAATGTAGGTTGTACGCTTCAATTAAACGCTTGTAATGACTCGGATTCTTTTGGGTTTAAATTTCAGGGATTTAGCCCTGGACTTAGATTAAACGCTGCTTTAAAAAACACAACCTATAAGATCCAAAGGAATACAGCTATAACAAGTTTTGGAAGGTTTCACAATTATTATTATAATAGAGAAAAGTTTTTAACATTAGCTATTGATTATCAACCAGACTATGTATTAGATTTTCTTTCCTTACTTTTAGGGTTTGATCATTTCTATATTAACGGAGTTGAATATGTGGTTGCTGAAGAAGAAGAATTTACTGTTAATTATAATGAAGAAGTAGACAATTACGGATCAGTTAGCTTATTAGTAAGATTAAAAGAGGATTATATTGTTAATAAAAAAGTTATCCCAGAGGGCGTAGGGTGTAATGAAACTGAAGATTGCGAATGTGTAGTGGATTTGGGAACTGGATTTGATTGCGTAGTCGATCCATTAACGGGAGAGGTTTTAATCGATTTATAAAATATAAGATATGGCATGCACAGGAAGGAGTATAACCAATAGAAGTTCGACGTCGACATTGCAAAACGACGATGCGTTTCTAATACAGAGGGGGAATTTGTATTATTACTTCACAAAACAAAGTTTAGTTACTTTAATTTCGGCAACAGCAGGAACTGGAACTGATTTAGCATTGGCTGCAGCTCCTACTACTTATACGGTAACAAGTTCAACTGGCACGGATGTTTCTTTATTAGCGGTTACGACTACTAATATGGGTATAATGTTACCAGCGGACAAAACTAAAGTCGATAGGTTAACAGTTGCAGATTCTACAGAGGGGAATTTAACGGATATGAGATCTGATTTGGATACAGTTCAATCTGATATAACAGATTTGGAGACGGAAAGTAGTCTTATTAGATCCTCTTTAGGTAACAGTGTAGGCGATCCAACAATGGGGGCTTATACTAATACTATATTAAGTGATAGTTCAGCTAAGGTTAATATTGAGGAAGTAGCAGACCACGCTTTTGCAACGAGAACAACAGTTAATTTCTGGACGGAGGCATTTGAAACACTTACTTATGTTTCACCTACTACTACTTGGGACTTCACAACGGGACCTCACAAAATACTAACATTAACTGGAAACACGACTTTAAGTATTACGGGTATGACAAGTGGTCAATGTGGGATATTAAAACTAATACAAGATGCTACAGGTTCAAGAACAATCACTTTACAGGCTAATTCAATAGTTGGCAATGGTGGGTCTGGAGCATTTACCCCGACTTCTACAGCAAATGCGGTTGACTGGTTAGCTGTAATGTACGATGGGACAAAGTATAATTGGAACTACATTAAAAATTATACCTAATGTTTAATGCAAGGCAAACATGGGTTAGTATGATGGGTACGGCGGTTGCCCCTTACCACTTTAAAACAAATAAAAGTGGATTAACTTCTATTACATTAACTGTAAGTAGTGGAACGGTTACGATTGATTGGGGTGAGGGTAGTCCAGTGAGCGGACTTGGAACAGGTACACACTCAAAAACGTATGTGGATTCAAGTAATAAAAACATTTACATTACAGGAAGTATTGGAAACATCACTTCTTTAACGTTTACTTCCTCTCAGGTTTATGAGTGTGATTTAGCTCCGTTTACGGGCTTAACTACTTTAGTTTTAAACAGTAATACGTTTACCTCTTTAAACATAAGCAGCAATACTTTACTAACTACGTTCAATGCAAGGACGTGTACTAGTATGACTACACTTACAACCGCTACAAGTACGGCTTTAATAGCCGACTTTAAAGTAGACGGATGTACGGCTTTGACTGGATTAAATGTTAGTGGTTACTCAAATTTAAGGGGTATTTTCCATTGTTTTGGAAATACGGCAATGACAAGTCTAACCACGCCAACTAGTTCGGCTGCTTTCACTCAATTCTATTTTTACGGTTGCACTTCATTAACTAGCGCTAATTTAATCGGCCTAACAGGATTAGGAGGTAATGTTTATGGGTATAGTTGTACGGTTCTTAATTCACTCACTTTACCAACAAGCACGCAAACAATTACAGGTCTTTGGTTTTACTCAAATCCAGCGCTTACAAGCATAAATATAAGTGGATTTAGTGTGTTTAGTGCAGCTGGTATTTACCTGTATCAAAGTGGTTATACAACTATTACCAATCCAAGTAGTGCAAGTGGTACGGTAAATGCTTACTGGTGTTACTCAACCTCAATTACTAGTTTAAACTTAGGAGGTTTTGGTTCTACACTAGGAGGGGATATAAGGTATTACTCGTGTTCTTCGCTTACATCGGTAACCAATCCAACAAGTTCACGAACGATTACAACATACTGGGGTTACTCATGTAATATCACGGGCACATTTAGTATTTCTGGACTATCAGGGCTTGGAGATAATTCAAACGCAAACGGGGCTTATTTCCAAATGTATTCCAATCCTTTAATGACTGGAATTACCAATCCAACGAGTTCAGCAAGAATCGGTAGGTACTGGGTTGAAAATTGTGGGTTAACTTCATTGAATTTAAGTACATTAACTGGATTAGGTTCACCAAATGGAGGCGGTGTTACGTGCCAAAGTAATCCTATTGCAACATTAACAATGCCAGCAAGCAGTAACAGTATGAGTTATTTCTATGGATATTCTTTAAGTGCTTCACTTACAACAATGTCTTTTGCGGGATTAACTTTTGGAGCTAACTTTGACTTAAGGGTTTACTCTAATTCTGGAATGACTGGACTTACATTACCTAGTGGAGTAGACTATACATTCTTATACGCTTATTCGTGTGCTATAAGCAATGTTAACAACCTAAATTTAGACACAGCAGGAAGTGTGGGAGCGCAATGTATTATAAGACTAGATGGAAATGGAATGTCGCAAGCCTTAGTGGATGAGATATTAACAGATATTTATACTAGTGCTGCGAATTTCAACACCTCACTATCTTTAAATGTTTCAGGATCAAATGCAGCTCCAAGCGGAACTTATACAGCTTCATGCCCTCCTACAAATGGAAAACAATATCAATATGAACTTGTAAATAATAGTTGTGCATTAGGTTTCACAACATGGACAATAACAGCTAATACATAATGAAATACAAATACGTTTACGATTTAGAGTTAAAAAGAGTAATTGACGTTATAGAATATGATAGCGCGGTTAGCGATTCTAAAGGATTGGAAATAGTTGCGAGATTAGAAGAGAAACTCGCAAAATTAACCCAAGATCGAAAGTTAATTGATGAGAACGCGCCTAAAGGTCAATTAATTTCAGCTTTTAAGCAGGTGTTAAATACTATAGAGCAGGCTATTAAAGATATTAAGGAAGATATAAGAAATCACGCGGCCACTACTTTTACAACGCAAAACATTTTTGTAGGTAATAAAGATGAGGCAAAGAAGTTTTTTGATTCGGAGGCAATAGATTATTCTTGGATAAAAGAATAAAAAAAAATAGTATATTTGTGTTAATACGTCAAATAGTTGTTAGATACCACAATAGGTATTATTTATTTAATTATTAAAAAATAATTATAATGGCAACTTGCATTAATTATAATTGCGACGAATTTTCCGACTACACACAAAGTGATTGCGTAGACGCTCTTTTGGGAGGTATTCCCTCAGCGGTTTTACTTCATTGTGGGCATACGGTAACAGATCCTTCACAGGCAGCGCAAATTACAACTGCTATTACAAACGGCTCTAAAAAGCTAAATGGTGTTCTTAAATTAACCATTTCTGCTCCTAGTGCTGTTACTGTAGCTGCTGTTGTAGCATGTCAAACAGAAAAACTATTGACCTATAATAGAGAGGTGGTTTGGTTTGACGCTAACGTGAATGAAGATAATGTTACGTTTTACAATGAATTGTTTGACGGCCGACCATTGGGAGGTTTAATAGCTTATTTGTGTGACAGTGACCAAGTGTTGTTTATTGATGAGCCTATATCTTTTCAAGGTGGGTTAATCGTTCCTGAGAACAATGATGATTACATCAGATTTGAGGGGACGGGAGCTTACAGGAGTAAGTATAGTCCAACTTTACACGCTGCACCAGTTGGAATATTCAGCTAAAAAAAATAGGGGTGTAACAACCCCTTTTACATTATGACAGGAATTGTTTTATTAGCATTTGGAA